CGTTCGCAAAAACCCAAGTTTTGAAATGGGAATGGCTATTATAAACCTACACCCAAACAAAAAAGAACTTTTGGAAATTTAATAACTTATAGCAAATCAACCCTCCTAGTGAGGGTTTTATTTTGCTTATATAGTTTACTATTGAGAATTAATTAGGTAAGATTGTTTTTATTTGGAGTTAATAAAATGAACCACGTAATTAATGACGGATTTATGAACCCTGACCGTTTTGGCTATGCGGCAATCCCTTTTAAGATTAGCGATAAAGAGCCTAGAAAGGACATAAGCCCAAATGTAATTGCAAGGTCAAATGCAAGAAGTATGGGCAAGAGATTTTATGAGCATACTAAGCCTTGCAAATGTGGTTCATTTCTAAGACGTGTTTATAATAATGAGTGTTTTGATTGTTGGAAGGAGAGCAAAAATGGCTTATGATTTTAACTGTCCTTATTGTGGATTTGGGCATAACGCAGAAGATGAATTGCATGAAGATGACTGGAACAATATAGGTGAATTTGATTGCACTTGTCGATGTTGTAAAAAGTCTTTCATAATTGAAGCGCATGCAACCATATACTATGACACTATAAAGAAAAAACAGCCCCAATAGTCGGGGCTTTTTATTTGCCCTTTATATAAGTTTTTCTTATTTTGTATATTTGAATTATTTATTAGACATAACTAATAAAACATCACATAATGACATCACACAAAGCAAAAGGAGATTAGAATTGTCTAAGCCAGCAACTTCATTTTTATTTTTGGGTGAGCTGAAACTGCTTGAAAGTACGATTATTGAAAACACCAAGAGAACAAAAGTTCGTGATGCTATTCGCCGATATGGTGATCGAAAGTTTAATACAACTCAAGTTGGAAACAATGTAATTGTAACTCGTATTCAGTGAGAATTAAAAATGGAAAATCTACAAGTACTTAATACCACTTCAAAGCAAATCCCACAAATGTCATCGTTAGAAATTGTGGATTTTATTAATGAATATCGTGCAAAAAATGATGATCAACCAATTCAGCTTCGCCACGCAGACTTTATGGCGAAAGTTCAAAAGGTTCTTGGTGAGCTGAGCGAAAATTATCGTTCAGTGTATAAAGATGCAAGTGGTCGATCATTGCCATGTTATGTATTTTATAAGCGTGAAGCGTGTCTTATGGCTATGTCTTACAGTTATGAATTGCAGGCATTGGTTTTTGATCGAATGACAGAATTGGAAAATAAATTATCAAAACCACAATTACCTGACTTCACAAATCCAGTTGAAGCAGCTCGTGCGTGGGCCGATGAAGTTGAAGCAAAACTGATTGCCCAAAAACAATTAGAGCTTGCCGCTCCAAAGGTTGAATACTTTGACCGTGTAGCGGATGTGAATAATTACATGAATGCCACTACAGTTGGTCAAAAGGTTGGCATGAGTGGCACTACACTGAATAAGCATTTAGAGCAATTTGATGTTTACAATCGCGCCATTAAGACAGGTCGAGTATTTCAGCAGTGGTTTATCGACAAGGGCTTGGGTGTAATGAAAAAGACAGACAATGGATATAACCAATCTCGTTTTACCAACAAAGGTGAGCAGTGGGTTATCCAAAAACTAACAAGCGAGGGGATTATTTAAATGAAAATTGAATTTGTTTATATATCTATAATCATTGGTCTTGTTCTATTTGGAATTTTTACCACTCATAACAACATAAATGATATTCGACTTGACAGGTGTAAGGGTAAAGATGCAGGCACTCCCGTGATGGTTTATGGAAGAGCCTATACTTGTACTGGAAATTGAAGAAATATACGCCCATCGTGGCGTATTTTTTTATCATAAAAACTTTTGGTTATTAATTTACATACTAATCATTAAATTTATTTATTAGACAATATATTATTTATATACAATAATGACGTAACAAAAGGAGAAACACATGACAAACTTTCCATTACGCCTAGAACCTGAGTTCAAAAAAGAACTTCAACAGCTTGCCAAAAAAGACAAGCGCAGTCTAACCAAGTTTATTGAAAAAATCCTTGAGGATTATGTTGATAACGAAAAAGCTAATGAGCGCTTAAACCAAAAGCGAATCAATGTAAATATTGATGATCTTTGATTGGTGAACCTATGAACGAAATACCAAAAGAAGCCTTATTCTTCATGACTTGGTTTGAAAAAGAATATCCCGAATTTGTCAATCAATTTGGTGAAGTGAAAAACTTTTATGATTCCAAATCAGATGAATTCATGATTGAAGAAATTCAAGACGCTTACATTGATCGAAAGAAAGGCAATGAACCTATGCCAATGTATTTCGGTGTTAGTGGTCAGTTTAGGTGACTATTAACATCTACCAACGAGGGCTTAGCGCCCTTTTTTATTTGACAAAAGACTTGCTTTGTATAAAATTTTATATAAAATATCATGTAAACAGGAGAAAGAAATGAAATTTATATCTATTAGCAGCATTCAAAAATCAAACAAAGTTATCTTAGAAAATGACGTTGTTTGTGTTCTTAAGAACAATACTCCAGCTTTTTATACAGTGTCTGTTGAGAGGATGCAACAACTTCTTGCTATGGAAAAATCCTTAAAAGCATCAGTTAAATATCAAATAGACAAGTTATCAGAGTCTTTATCTATTGATTCACTATAGGGGGTGTTGAATGTTTTATTACAAAAAAAACATTGGCGACTACTACAAAAAAACTGGTCGGCTATCAATGCTTGAGCACGGAGCGTACACGCTTTTGATTGATGCGTGTTATGACCGTGAACGCTTCCCTACGCTTGATGAGGCTTTGGACTGGACTTGGGCAAGAACTGACGCAGAAATAGAGGCAGTTAAGTTTATTTTAAGTAAGTTCTTTACTCTTGATGGTGATATTTACGTTCAGAAACGTATTCAAGATGAACTTGATAAATATCACGCTATGTCTGAACAAAACTCAAGAATAGCCAAAGAGCGTGAGGAAAAACGCAGGAATCGTAAACGAATCGAGCACGAAGCGTGCACGGATGGTGAACAAGTCGTAAACGAAGCGCCACCTAACCAAGAACCAAGAACCAAGAACCAAGAACCAAATATACATACACAGGACAAGCCTGTGAAATTTGTGTTCAAGAAGAAATTGGAAGAATTTGGAGCTGATACTAAGTTGGCTTCAGACTGGCTTGTGGTCAGAAAAGGGAAGAATGCAGCTAACACAGAAACGGCTTTGAATGGTTTTATGTCTCAAGTCGAAAAGTCTGGTCTTGATGTAAACACTGTTTTAAAGATTTGCGTTGATAACTCTTGGAGTGGTTTTAAACAAAGCTGGTTGGCAAACATAAACATGAGTGATTACTTGGAACAACCAAAACAAGTAACTGAGCAAAAAACTAATGATTTTGAGTGGGCAGAATTTTAATGACTACAAATTTACATTCGATACCGTATGAACAATATGTTTTATCTTTCCTGATGGATGATGAAAACTCTTGGGCTAGTCTTGATGTTAAACCATGCTTAGATGATTTTTATTCTGATCGTCACAAAGAGATTTTTAAGGCAATCGAAAACCAGCGTATGCTTGGAAAGCCATTTGATCAAATTACTATGCTTGAAGTTCTAAAAGATTTAGGGAAATTGGATTTGATTGGTGGCGAAGAATATCTTGTTGAGATGTGTTCTGTGTTTGCTGCTCCAACGGCTACAGGTTTTTACATTGAAAAGCTAAAAAAACTTGCTGAATGTCGAAAAGTCGAAGAGGTTGGCAAAAAGATTATCGAGTTGGCTCAAAACACTATGCAAGAGGATATGCCTAGAATCGCACAGGAGCTTGCTAGCGGGCTAGAAAGTGTTTTGGCTACTGACACTAGGATTGATATTGCAAATAGCTCTGCTGAGGCTCTAAGAGTGCTTAGCGAGAAGATTCAACACAAGACAAGCAAAGATGGGTTGGCTTATGGTGTGAATACTGGGTTGCATAACTTAGATTCATTGCTTGGTGACATTGAGCCAAGTCATTTTTGTGTGATTGCTGCTGCACCTGGTGGGGGTAAGACTACGATGGCTCAGATGATTGCTTTGAATGCAGTAAAGCGCAATGATGTGCCATGCTTGTTTATATCTTGCGAAATGGCGCACTACGAGCTTACTAGCCGTATTGTGAGTGCTGTTGGGCGAATACCCTTTGATAATATTCAAAGCGGGAAAATGGAATCTGATGATTTTGAACGATGGGTTCAAACTACTGCACATGAACTGCAAAAATACAAACTTGATATTGTTGACAAGGCTGGAATTACAATCAATGAAATTCGTGGTGAGATTAAAAAATCAATTGCTAAGCATGGGTCAATTGGATGTGTAATTGTTGACTATATTCAATTGTTGAATGACCCAAATTCTAAAGATCAATTTGAGAGAATCTCCAATGTATCTACTGGCTTAAAGCGAATAGCAAAAGATTTTAAAGTTCCTGTTATCGGATTGTCACAGTTGACCAAAGAAGCACAAGGAAGAAAGATCACTATGTCTGATTTGCGTGGATCTGGTCAGATTTCGCAAGATGCCGACAAGATTATTTTGCTATCCCCTGCTTCAAATGAGGTTGGTGTTGTAACTGCTGAAGTTGCGAAGAATAGACAGGGTATGAAGGGTGAAGCTAGATTACAAACTAGATTTAATTATTGCCAATTTGCGGCGCCAAAAATAGAGGATTTTTAAATGAATTTAATTGATAGATTGGGCGGCTATTCAAAAGCAAAGGAATTTGTGGATGCTGAGTCGTATAGCATTGCAGAGCTGCAAATGATGCGAGACTATAATTTTGATTGGACTAATGTTAAGCGAGAATTACGCGAATACCGCAGACAAAATGAAATCTATGAAATAGGCGACCTTGTTGTATTTAAAGAGGAATATAGCAAGGACAGTGTTATTCATAAGATTGATAGTTTACGTGCAGGCACTAAATGTTTGCGTCATGCAACGGATGAAGAGATAGAGAAGGGGTGTAGAGTATGAATAACATACTAAATTCTTGGTTTAGAAAGTCAGATGACAGATTTTATAAATTTCATAAAATGATGTGCGAATCACTTATTAATCAAACATGTTTTTATGATTCGGAATATAAGACAAGGGTTGTTCTAATAAGTTCGAGTTGTTGGGATGGTGATTTTATGACTTCGAATTATGAATTTGTTGCGGTTAGTAAGGTTGGCTTGCGTCAGCGTTATTACCCAAACAGAGTTGTCTTAAATATATTTGATGCGAGATTTCGGATTAAACCCATAATCGCATGCAAATAGTTCAAAAAACAGTTGCAATTATTCTCAATAGTGTTTACTATTGAGAATATAAATTAACAGAGAGTTTTATTATGGAATTGGTTTTAGTTGTTTCAGTAATTATGTATTTAGCGCCTAGCATTATTGGTTTTATGCGTGGGCATGCAAGTAAATGGGCAATCCTTGCAATGAATTTGTTTTTGGGTTGGTCTGTTTTGTTCTGGTTCTGGAGCTTATTCTGGTCATTATCAAATAAGGGTGGCAATCAAACAGTGATCGTAAATAATCAGATCAACAGCAAATGAGCAAAGAGTTTATGGAATTTGCAAAAGTCATGATTTTGTTTTATCTAATCGTGATTTTTGCAGTAATGGGGTTAAGTAAGTTAATTCATAATATAGTGTGGGGTGTGTGATGGAAAATTATAAAATTCGTGTAAATAATGAAGCTAGAGCAGATGAAGCAAAGGAGCTATTTAAAAAGCTTGGTTATCATCCTGATAATTCTTCATATAAGCCATATGTAGAATGGATTGCAGTTTTTGAAGATGGTAGCGGAAGTTTTTATAGCCGCAATGTGAATTTGGATGAGTGCGTAGAAATTACTATAGCTCAACTCCGCGACCTTGTTGTGTTGAAGCGTAATGATGTGAGTGATGCTAATTACATAAGTAAAAGCGTCCTAGATGGGTTCTACTTTAAAAGCTGTGATGGGATTTTTTACTTTATGTTTGAGGGCAAGTGGGTGAGATCAACAACTAATACAGATGAAGGGCTGGAGCCTATTACTAAAGGCTCAGATTTGATTAGCGGTGCGGATGCTTTGCGAGCTTTGGCAGATGGCGCAAATCCAGAAGACATTGAAATTAGATTTTCAAACGGTTATACAACGTCATTTATCTCAACGGATGGCAAGCTTGGTTTTATTGTTAGACACTTAAATGAAAAACTGTTCCGCCTCAAACCTCAAACCATCAAGCTTGAACTTGAGCTGCCAAAGCCTTTTGAGCCGAAAGTTGGTCAAGAAGTTTGGTTTATTGATGACAATAGTAAATGTGGCTACTCGCGATCTGCTGAATATGGGAGTGACATTTACTCCTACTTTGGCTGGTGGCGCACCGAAGAAGAGATCAAGCAGGTCGTAGAGCAGCTAAGAAAAATCAAAGGTGCTGTATGAAAAAGCGGAATAAAAAATACAACGGCAAGCAAGTTGTAAAGCAAAAGGTTCACAAGTTTCAAATGACTTGGGAAGTTAATGAGGCTAAAAGCATTATTGAGCTTCATCATTTGCTAAATGGTGTAGATCCGCAGGAGTCTACTCACACGCCGCTTAAAGTTTGGATGAAGGCGCATAAGGGTGATCTAGCTTTAGCATTAAAGACACAGACTATTCCAACAGAACAAAGTTTTCATATTGTTAGTAGAATTCATGCGGTTAATGAGAAAACAGGCGAAACGGTTGATTGTGAATTTCAGTTGGCTACCGATACTGTTATGCATTTGTGGCAGTTCTTAGGTGATGTTGAATCTGATATTTATGTCAATGATGGTGGTTTTAAAAAGAAATGGCTTGGCTTTAATCATGAGCTTGAAGCTTATTTGAAAGAAGTGGGTAATGGTGAATTTGTGGTTAAGACTAATCATTGTTGCTTAACATGCTTTTCTACATTCAAAAGCTTTAGGCATGAAATGGAATTTAAGTCAATTAAGCTAATAAATCCTGAATTTGGATTAGGAGTTGAAGGATGAGTTTAAAGACATTGCGCGACAAGATTAATGGGTCTGAGCCTTTGATTGATGGCGAAACGAAAGAAATGCTAATAGAGCAATGGAAGAAGATTCACATTGAGCTAGAAGCTAAGAAATCATTGGATGAAAGAAACTATATTGAATTTAATAAAGAAGAAGATTTATTGTGATATAATCCTTGTGTGTCTAGGCTGATCCCCGAATAGCGTTTAACCTGAACGTGTGGCACATATCTACATCAGGTTTCAATGAGGATTGAATATGAGTAAGCTAGTTTGTGGTTATGGTTTGAATGATAAAACCAGGCCTTCATACATAAATGGTGTGGAAGTAAAAGAGTATTTGCATTGGGCAAGTATGATTAAAAGATGTGACAAAAAGAATATTTCAAAAAAATTTATGCATTATATTGATTGCGAAGTATCTGATAACTTTAAAAATTACTCTTATTTTTATGATTGGTGTCAAGAGCAAATAGGTTTTGAAAATAAAGGATGGCAACTAGATAAAGATTTGCTAATTAAGGGGAATAAAATTTATTCAGAAGATACTTGTGTATTTATCCCAAAAGAAATAAACCTTCTTTTGACTAAGCGTAAGAACGATAGAGGTGAATTTCCTATAGGTGTTTTTTTTGAGAAAAAACCACAAAGATTTAGAGCTCAAATATCTATGCATGGGAAAAGATATTTTCTTGGGTACTTTGATAGCGAAATTGAGGCCTTTAATGTTTACAAAGAGAAAAAGGAATCTCATATTAAGTGTATCGCTGAAAATTATAAAGAAGTTATTGATATTAGAGCTTACAACGCCTTAATGAGTTATAGCGTAGAAATTGGAGATTAGAAAAATGACTCTATTAAATTCTGAAAAGAAGCACTCTCATTACTTTAAAGATGTATCTAATTTGCTTGAGCTTGATGTTTATCGTGTGTTGAAATTGTTTGATGTTACGGATCCATGTATTCAACATGCAGTTAAGAAATTGCTTTGCGCTGGTGGGCGCGGGGTTAAAGATGTGGATAAAGATGTTCGCGAGGCAATTGACTCTTTATTGAGATATGAAGAAATGAGAAAGGAAGATGAGAATGAATAAATTAGAATTGGCGCATGAATATTCAAAAGTTCTTTTAACAAAATTTGAGACAATAACAGTTGATCAGATTGTTGATGTTTCTTTTAGTCTTGCAGAATTGATGCTTGCTGAAGATGAAAAGCGGAAAGATAAAAGTCGACCTGAAGTGTTAGAAGAATTTGAGATTGATTGGAGGGTGGTTCCTATTGATTATAAATGGTTTTGTGTAGACAGTTTGGGGTTTGGGCTTGTCTTTAAAGAAAAACCAGATATATTTTTTAATACATCCGGCATTGGCTTATGGGGAATTAATGATGCATGTAGTGGTGATATGATGGTTGTCAGGCATAAATATAATGGCGATTGGAAAGACTCATTGAGAAAACGTCCATGAAAAAATTACATTTACATGCAGTTCGTGGGGTTGAAGCCTTTGAGCCTAATCGACTAATCAAACAATTTTTTATAATTGAGGCAAGTGAGGACAGATTAACTTTTGATGATGTTTTAAAATTTAATGAAGATTGGTCTAATGAGTTTGAATTTGGATTTAGTTATTATGTTGGATATATGACTATTGAAGAATTTGAGGAAAAGTACAAAACTAAAGGACCATTTTATATAGGAACTGATGTGCGTGAGAGCAGCTAAGATAGATGCAAATCAACCAGAAATAGTGGCAGCACTTAGAAAGATTGGGTGTACAGTTCAAATTCTTTCAAGTGTTGGAAAAGGGTGTCCCGACATTTTGGTGGGCTATCGCGGTAAAAACTTTTTATTAGAGATAAAAGATGGAGCTAAACCAGTTTCAGCGCAAAAATTAACGCCAGATCAAATCGAATGGCATGACTTATGGAATGGTCAAGTTAATGTGGTTAATTGTGTAGAGCAAGCAATTAAAATTGTTACTTGCAATTAACTAAAAATTTGCTATATTTATCGAACTGAAGAAACTTTTACATCCGTATCTAACCCCAAGATACGGATTTTTTTTGCTTAAAATCCTTGCATTAATTATAAATATAATTTACTATTGAGAATATAAAGAGGAGAGATAAAATGGTTATAGTTAAAGCTTTATGGTTGGCAATTGTTGATGTAGCTAAGTTATTCAAACATGCACCTAAATTGTTGGTTGAGTTGTTTTGGGCTTTAGCTGGTGTTTTATCTCTAATCTTGAGTGTGGTTTTATTTCCATTGATTGTGGTGCGTAAATACAAGGTATTGAAAAATGGATCACAAAAAAGAGTTAAGGGTAAATCTAAGGGTATTAAAGTACGCGGCAACAGATTTGCTTAGAGGTTCAGTGTTGATTGTATATCACGCTGGTATGGTTGTATTTAATTGGTTAAGGGGTAAGTGATGGATTTTATGGAAGCTATTAAAAAAGGTCTTGAAGCTTCAAAAAATTACGATAGAAATCTTGATCAGATTATTGAAGTGATTATTGAAGCAAACAAAGCTATATGCGAGAAAACTGGTGTACTGGGTGGATTTATTTTAGTTAAAAGCAATAGAAGTTTATCTTGTACACAAGCAGTTATGTCAATAGAAATTGATAAGCAACATGCATTTCCAATAAAACTAAACACGATAAGTGGAAATTATATCGCTAATGATATTTGGGATCTTAAAGAAGTTGTGCATAAAATTTTATCCCATCCAAATTTTGGGTTCTATGTTCGCAGACTTATGGAGAATAAAAAATGATCTATAAATTTCTAAAGCGCCTATTCTGCCGACATGAATGGGAATACGAGGAAAGTAATTTAACTGGCGAGACTTACAAGGTTTGCCGTAAATGCTGGAAGGAGATTGATTGTGAGTGAATTTAATGCAATCTATCGAAAGGTGTGTCTGGGTGATAGATTTGATATAAGCGCATATAAGCAATGCGAGAAAATTTACAATCACCAGCAACAGAAGATTGATGATATTGCGGGACACATCAAGACGTTAAAGGCTTTACATAAAGAAGGTAATTTAACAGTGGGTGATGTGAAGATGTTTTTAAATGGTGTGGAAGGGATTTTGTGATGAAAAAATTATTAATTGCGTTATTGACAGTTCCAAGTTTTGCTAATGCTGGGTTTTGTGATGCTGTATATGACTTTGCAGAGGCTACTATGCTGATGCGTCAAGAAGGTTATGCAAAGCATCAAGCTAAAGAAGTGGTTGAGGAGATGCGGGGTGTAGACAATATGCTGGCTAGTTTAATGGATGCCAATGTTGATTGGGCTTACTCATTCCCTGTTTACAAAGGTGAGGATAAAGCGGTTATTGCATCAAACTTTGCTAATGAGTCATACCAGATTTGTAAGGATGAAGAAAATCGTGCGGCTAATGTTAAGGAGTTTTACTAGCAATGAAAACAACCGTAGATCAAGAAATTGACGAAGCCATAGCTAATGGTGAAAGCTTTTATAAGATTAGAAGCCGTGTGGAGAAGGCTATTTTGGAAAGGGCTTTGATTAAGACTAGAGGAAATCAAACTGAGGCGGCTAAGATGCTTGGGATTAGTCGAACGGGGTTGGGTGGCATTTTGAAGAGGGTGAGTAGATGAAATTTAATTTAGATAAAACGGATTATATTTTATATACCGAGTCGATGTATAAGAGCAAAGTTAGATTTACGCTATTTGTTGGTGTGTATTGGGTTTGGTGTTTAGTTTGGTTTGGTGTTGCTATTTTTAAAATTGCCATTCTGCATAATTATTCAAGTGGGTTGTGGACTGGTGTTATTAATTTGATGTGTTTATTTCTTGCGACACTGTGGATTGAGGATTTGATAAATGATCATTGAAGAAATCAGGGCTAATGCTCCAGAGGGGGCGACACACTATAACCAAAACGGTGATTATTTTTGTGTGTTGCATTTTATCTTTCATATGTGGAATCCATGTTCACAGGAATGGTTTGCAACAAGATTATTAGAGCACGACATTCTTAAGCCGCTATGAGGATTGCATTATGGATATTGAAGAAATTAGGAAGAATAAGCCAACTAAGAAAGCCACGCACTATTGTGTAGATGCAGGAAAGACAATCTACTTAAAGAAGAATAAAAACTATGGCTGGGATTATTGGGCGCATAGATGGGTTTATTGCTGTAATTGGTTCAAGGATATTAAACCGCTTTAACGCGGTTTTTCTTTTTGTGGTATGATTGAGAATAAGTTTTATTTGGGCTGGTGATATGAGAAATTTTGAAAACTTAAAAAAAGAATCACAATTTAAGGGTTATGATTTTGATAAATTACGAAGCTTTATTCTTTGTGACGATGATATGAAAGTTGTATCTAGCAAAAGAAGTTTGGATGATATTAAGAAATGGTTTTCTGATGATTGTATCACCACATGGGTTTGTCCTGAGTGCATGTTTACTTTTTCAAGAAATGATCTTTCAAATATTATTGAGCGATTAGGTGGGTAGGTTATGGCAGATAACGAGATTGGTAGACCAACCAAGTACAAAGAAGAATATGCCGAATTGGCTTATAACTATTGTTTACTTGGTGCTATTGATGAGGAATTATCATCTTTTTTTGATGTTGATGTCTCAACTATTCATAGATGGAAGCATGATCATCCTGATTTTTGCGACTCCATAAAAAGGGGTAAAGAAATTGCTGATGCAAAAGTTGCTCAAGCCTTATTCCATCGGGCTACTGGATATAGCCATGAGGATATTGATATTAAAATGTATGAAGGGGGAATTATTGAAACGCCTTATATAAAACACTATCCACCTGATGCAACAAGTGCAATCTTCTGGCTTAAGAACAGACAGCCTAAAAAGTGGCGTGACAAGCAAGTTACAGAACATGAAGGTCAAATTACTATTGAAACCAAGTCGATGGAAGATATCTTTAAGTAATGGCTAATCCATACTTTAAGCCTTTGATCGGACCTGAAAAATACAAGATATGCTACGGTGGACGTGGCTCAGGTAAATCAATGGTTGTTGCTGAAATACTTGTTGAGGTGGCACGGCGCGCTAAGACCGTGATCTTGTGCGCTCGTGAGTTTCAAGGCTCAATTGAAGATTCTGTGCATAAGTTATTGGCTGAAACAATAGAGCGTCTTGGCTATTTAAAAGAGTTTGAGATTCAGAATAAAACTATTACGCACTTGGGGACAGGTGCGACTTTTGTCTTTTATGGAATTAAGAACAACCCAACAAAGATTAAGTCTATTCAAGGTGTTGGTGTTGCGTGGATTGAAGAGGCTGAAGCAGTAACTAAAAGGTCTTGGGATATTTTAATCCCGTCTATTCGTGGCGATAAGAATGCAAAGATTTTTATTACTTTTAACCCTGCCAATATTCTTGATGATACCTATCAAAGATTTATTGTTAACCCGCCTAAAAACTCATTAGTTTTGAAGGCAAACTACAATAACAATATTTACTTTGATGAATCGCCATTGCGTGAAGAAATGGAAGAATGCAAAGAAAAAGACTATGAGCTTTATTTGCATATATGGGAAGGCGAACCCGTTGCAGATAGTGAGCATGCATTCATCAAACCAATGTGGATTACTGCTGCATTAAACGCGCATGAGAAGCTAGGTTTTACTGCTAGTGGTAAGAAGTTTGGCGGGCTAGATGTTGCAGATGAAGGTGAGGACGCAAACGCATTCGCTAGACGACATGGATCTGTTTTGTATGCCATTGATGAATGGAAACAGGGTGATGTTATATTTACGGCAGACAAAGCGCATACAATTGGGCTGGAAGAAAATTTAGACCAGATTACTTATGATTCTATTGGTGTGGGTGCTGGTGTTAAAGCGCAGTTCAATAGAAAGAAAAGCAAAATACGTGTTGGTGGGTTTAATGCTGGTGGCAAAGTTGCAAAGCCAGAGTCACAAATTTATTTAGGCAAGAAAAATATTGATATGTTTGCCAATGCAAAGGCACAGGAATGGTGGGCATTGCGTACACGTTTTTATAATACTTGGCGAGCTATTGAACATGGCGATAAGTTTAAGGAAGATGAGTTAATTTCTATTTTAGTTGGCAAAGGCGGTATGACTCAAACTGAATTTGATTATCTTCGCGCAGAATTATCTCGACCTAGAATCGATTATGACAATAACGGCAAGGTAATGGTAGAATCTAAGCAGAAAATGAAGAAGCGTGGCATCCCATCTCCAAACAAGGCGGATTCGGTTGTTTTATGCTTTGCACAGCCTAACACTGGTTTAAATATCAACATCGCCGATATTGAATCGGCTTTCGGAAGGTAAATATGTTTGATTGGTTCAGAAAGAAAGAAGAAGCGCCAAAGCGAAAGCCGAAATGGAACGCTTTGTTAAATGCTATGCAGGCGCATAATGATGGTGTGGCTATTCAGTATAAAGCGCCTTCTCTGCCTGATGGTGTTGCACCAGAAGGTCATAGTGTAATGGCAATGGATGGGTTTTGTACAGCTTCGCAATATGCGGGATTAGAGCCACAGTTTTATAGCAACTTCTTGGGCTATCAAGTATTAGCTCAATTGGCGCAGTCTACTGAATATCGCCTAGTTGCCGAAACATTTGCTCAGGAAATGACACGCGAATGGGGTGAGGTTAAGGGTGATGACCAGAAGCGTGTTGATATTCTTATGGAGGAGTTTAACAGGCTGGATATTCGCAATCTTATCCGTAAGCACATTGAAAACGATTACTACTATGGTGGCTCTCAGTTATACATTCAGATCGAAGGTCAAGAGGATAAAACCGACCTACCTCTATTGATTAATGAGAAAGGCATTAAGAAAGGATCATTAAAAGGCTTTACAGTTATTGAGCCGCTTTGGTCGACTCCTAGCTTGTACAATGCAAATAATCCACTAGAAAGTGATTTCTTTGTTCCTAAGCAGTGGTGGGTTATGGGTAAAAATGTACATCATAGCCGATTGCTTACATTAATTATGCGTCCTGTTGGGCAAATGCTTAAGCCAGCTTATAATTTTTATGGAATGTCAATGTCGCAATTGATGTTGCCTTATGTTCAGCGTCATCAATCTATTGTTGATGCAGTAGCTAAATTAATCACGATGTTTAGCTTGACTGGTATTAAGACCGATATGTCGGCAATCTTAGCGGGTGATGAAGGTGGCGCAAATCAGTTAATGATGAGATTAAAAGCATTAGCGCTTGGTCGAGATAACCAAGGTGTTCTTGCTATTGATAAGGGTCAAGATGGTGAGGAAATCTTCCAGATTAATACGCCATTAACTGGTCTTGATACATTGCTAGATAAATTTACACAGATGCTTGCCTACCCTTCTAAGATTCCAGTATTAAAGATATTCGGAACTCCAACGGCGGGACTTGGCAATACTTCTGATGGTGAGATACGAGTATTTTACGATTGCGTATCAGCACAGCAAGAAGCATATATTTTGCCACAGATCAAAGTTATCCTTGACTGTATGCAATTAAGCTTGTTCGGAAATATTGATGAGAGCATTAAGTTTGTCTTTAATCCGCTTTATCAATTGGATGACAATGAGCAAGCAGACGTAAACTTGAAGAAAGCGCAAACTGCTCAGATCTACATTCAAGAAGGCGTGATTGATAATGAAGAAGCACGCCAAGCATTGAATGATGATGAAGATAGTGGGTATCAATTAGAGGGTAATGCGCCTGAGCGTGATCCTTATGTAGACGAGGTAAACAACAATGAATAAAATCCAAAGTCAAGCTCCAAAAGGCGCAGATGAATACTTTATTGATTATGATAGTTCTGTTTGGTATCTCAGGGAGGGAAGAACTTATATTTACTCACCATATATCGGATGGGAAGAGTTTGACAATGAATATCAAAAGAATGTGACTATTCATCCAGTTTTCAAGGAATTAAATGCAAGTGAATTTGTTGCCTATTATGGAGTTGATAAAGCCAAAGAATTGAGGGGAAATACATCTAATGCATTGTTATGCATGAGCCACTACAATCTCCATGTAAATGATATTGATGAAGCAATTAAGGCGGCATTAAGTTAAATATGGAAATAACCCTTGAATCAATAGCGCCCAATGCATCCCTGACCAAATGGTACAGGGAGCAAATGCAAGGAATGATGGATGAAATGCGTTCTGATTTAATTCAGGACGTAGTTAAGCCCATGCGGTCTGAAATTGCTATGGATGGCATTTTAGACTGGATGGGGCATGTTATTGATGGGTTAGTGAGTCGGTGGCAAGATCGCTTAGATAAGCTATCTACTCAAGTGGCGCAAGAGGTAGTAGGCAAGGCTAAAACCAACTACGATAAGCGATTGTTGGGCATTCTTCGCAAGCGTGGCTTTACTGTAAACTTCCGACCAACGAAATATATGGAAGATCAAGCGCAAATTGCTTTAGGTGAAAACGTTGCTCTAATCAAGTCTATTGGTAATGAGTATTTAGATAAAGTTCGCTCTGCGGTTTGGCGTAGTGTTAAGAACGGCTATGATGTTGAATCACTAATCAAGCAACTCAAAGAGATTGACGGCGTAACAGATCGCAGGGCAAAGAATATTGCAAAGGATCAGACTGCTAAGTTGAATCAGGCTTTTGAGAATGCTAGGGCTGAGGAATTGGGCATAACGGAAGCTTACTGGCTTCACAGTCATGCAGGAAAGACTTTTCGTCAAAGCCACGTAAAGGCAAATGGAACTAGATTTAACATCAAGGAAGGCTTATTTCTTGATGGCAAGTGGACAAACACTGGCATCGAAATCAATTGTCGCTGTAGGAAAAAGCTAATTATCGAAATTCCAGAAAGTATGGCATAATACAGTTAATTGGATGTGATAAGCATAAGTGAAAGCGCACATCGACACGGCAATCCGTTTCACTAACTGTAAATTTGTAAAACCAATAACCCATATCAAAACAACTGATTTGTATTTTTAGATTGTTTTGGTATTATTTAAATCATGGAGTATGACTACAATATCATGTAGCATTGGTAAAAATTACTGCGCGCCTTGGTTGGTTTGTAATTTTTGCGGATGTGTGAAGTCGCTTCTGTAATTGATCGAATCTGTGGGCGACACAGTGAATATCATTAGACTAGGAGTACCTTCAAAGGGACATAGCAAAGCAACTATTCGCACGTTGCCGATCAATAGGCAAGACAGATGGCTAAAATGTTCTGTTGTTTTCGGTATTGGCACGAGAAACCGATGACCGCCTGAAAGTAGGCAACTTAGAGAAGTGAATAGCTTAGGTGCTAGAATATTGCAGTTCACATTATAAGATTGAATTAATTACTCAATTGGTTTTTGTGGCGGTGGGATTGATCAACCATTGTAAAATACTGTTTTATTGGCGAGTTCGACTCTCCCATGTTCACTTCATCTAAGTTTATTTAGAACCATCCTAACGGGTGGTTTTATTTTGTCTAAACTATTTTAGATTTACTATTGAGAATTATATTTAATAGTGGTAAGATTTAGTTATTCAGCAGAAGGGGTTTGAAATGATTAAAGCAGAAGTGGTTTTTGATGGTGAATCTATTTTTGTTAATGGAAGAACAATAAAAATAGATCACTTAGATTGGCTGTATCATGTGTATGAGTTAGAAAATCATGTTGATATGTTTCATTCATTAGAACAAGCAATAGAATATTGCATGGAGAATTAAATGAGCAAGGCAAAATTAGAATGGCTTAAAGCGAACATGCCAGAGGGATGTTATCATTATGAAGAAAGCAAAGTTTATGTGACTTTTATCTTTCCTGATGAACCACATAAAAACCTAAAGGTAAAAAAACCAGAATGGATGATTTAATATGATTAAATGTCAATTTTGTGGAAGAGATATTAAAAATCATGCAATTTACTGCCCTTTGATGTATTGGAGTATTTTTAAATGAAACCAGAGCAGTTTATTCGTGAGCAAGGATTGGATAAGGCGCGAGAGGTTGTTGAAGGCATCCCAAGCAAATATATGGAGTGTTACTACTCAACATTATGCTACTGCACCAAAGCAAAAAAGTATTCAGATCGTTTTAATCCAAGAATTGAACTTGTGAACATGGCGGATCTCAAACGCTTGGTGGAGTCGATTGATCTGATCAAGTGGCATGGTGGTACTAAGTTTGCCAAAGACTACCTAGCGCGGAATAAAGCAAAGCATCCAAATGTAAGCGGCTGGGATGAATTGGAGCAGGCAATCAAAGACCACGAATCAATATACGGAGGCGGTGAATCTCATGCCAACTAGATATAACACAGGCGAGTATAGCTACAATCTTGAATATCACTATGGAGATATGTCAGCAAGCATGGAGATGCTTAGAGCACGTTTAATTGAATTGTTGACTCCTCATCTGTCTGGCCGTTATGTGAAATGGAGAGAAGCATATTTCACATGGTTTACAAAGTGCGGCGGGGATTCGGGGTGGATGTTTTGTGTAGGTCCACACGAATTTCATATTGATGGGGCGTTAAGGCGCTATTACTCAGGTTCTATTGATATTACCTACAACCAGAAAGATCGATATTTCTTGGTGGGTGAGAAAAAGAAAGTCAAATGTAAGGCTTGTAAGGGGTTTGGCTTCATTCGAGATGATGGGTGGGGGCATATAGATAAATGTGAAATGTGTGATGCAGAAAAAGGAGCCAGCCATGAGTGAGTTTAAAGAGTTTGAACTAAAGTTTGATGAATGGTGGGAAGAAAACTATATGAATGTTTCAGCGGACAGGACTGAAGCATTTGATATTTATTCATTGGGATTAAAGCACCAGCAAGCGAAAGTGGAGGAGCTTAAAGCATCTCATCACGGTGAAGTGATTGGTCATGAAGTTTACTTTAAAAAGATCAAGCAAGAGCGTGACGAGCTGCAAACATTATACACTCAGCAAGGCATAAATATGTTGAAGATGCAAAAGAGGGTGGATTTAGCTTTAGAAATAACAAAAGAGCTTAGATCATTAAATAACGAATCATTAGAAACTTATAGTGAATCTATTGAAGAAACGATTTGTGATATAGAGCAAGCGCTCAAGGGGGAAGGATGAAAGCAATCAAGATCCCATGTGAGCACGACTTGCTAAGTAAGGACGATGACATATGGGTTAATGCTGTGATGCGCTGTAAGGGTGGAAGCCCTTACTGTGGCGCAGACGGTTATTGCCATGCAGGCGGCACTTGCTTTGCTGACCAAGAGCTTACAAGAGAGCAAGCAATCTTAGAAGTAGATCGCCTAGCTCAAGAATTACATAACTCAAAGATTGAAAACGACAAGTTAAGAAATGCAGCTAGTCAGCTTGTCAGCCAACTTGAATTGGCAAAAGAGCAGAACCTAAAGAACGGAAATGATCAAAGAGTATTTGCTTTGAAGTTCTGCATTCATGAAATCAAGAAAGCGATGGAGTGACCAATGACCACACTCAAAGAATGCAACCATATCTACCAATATTGCTGGATCTATAAAGCTTACTTATGCATACATTGCGACAAGATGAGGATTGAAGAATGATTAAGTCGATAGATTTAGCTAGAAAGAAAGGATTTCACCATAAATTTGATTTTGCAATGTCAAGAATATGGTTGACAAGGGATAGTCATGAGAAGGTTGGAAATTATGTATTAATCCACTTTATGAATAATAAAAAGATATTCGGTGTTGATTATATAGTTTGCGAAAATCAATACGAACTAAATGAAGCGAAATCAGATATGCTCAATAAAGGATTTAAAATTGATTGGTGTGTATTTCAAAATGCTTTGGAGTTTGTAAATGAACATTGACGAGATTAAGAGGAATGCGCCTGATGGGGCGACACATTACAGAATTATAAAATCCGGTCGAGATGTTGAGTATTATATGACTCCGCCATATGGTATGAATCTAAAATACGATAATGGTGTATGGAGGATAACTGGCGGTTTCAAATACAATAGATTTATCAAGCCCCTTCGCTGAGGGCTTTTTTTATAACCATTACTTGCTATAATCAAGAAAAGTGATATAGGTGAGTAAAAATGCCTCTAATTAAAGGTAGTTCACAGGATGTTATTCATAAAAACATTCGTGAGCTAATTGATTCAGGAAAACCGAAAGATCAAGCGATTGCCATAGCTTACAAAGAAGCTGGAATGGCCAATGATACTGACTTTGATAAGTTGGAAGAATTGTTTGATCAATGGCTTGAAGAAGAAAAGAAAGAGCCAGAACATGCAATGGATAAGTCGGCTCGTAGCTACGACCGCAATGGCCATCTAATTGTTGACAAAACCATTATCACGAAAGCCGCAGTCAATCCTTATCTTGGCTCGTCAATTCCACGCTGGAAGGAATTAGGCTTAGATCCAAATAAAGAATACATGCTGTTGCGTGATCCTGAAGAATTGCGTAAATCTTTAGATACATTCAAAGGATTGCAGCTTCTTAAACGTCATATCCCTGTTGACGCATCTCAACCAGAAAAAGAGTCAACTATTGGCTCTATTGGTACAGACATAACAATGGATGACGAAGGGCGTGTCTGGTCATCATTGCGCGTATTTGATCAAGAAGGGATTGATTATATCGAAAGCAAGGCGTTGGGAGAATTAAGCGCTGGTTATGCTTATGATGCTGTCATGAAATCGGGTACTTTTAATGGTGTGCCTTATGATGGTATTATGACGAATATTCATGGTAATCACGTTGCTATCGTTGAACGTGGTAGGATTGGAAGTGACGCGATTATCGCAGATTCAATAGAGGGTCAATTAATGGCTAAAAATGTTGTTTTAAAAAAGGGCAGCCTTGCCAAATTGCGTGAGCAGTTGGGTATGGACTCTGCCGAAGATTTGAAAAAAGTTATTTTGGCGGTTCATGGTTCGCTTGCTCTTGATGAAGATGACAAGAAAGCCGAGGACGAGGACGACAAAAAAGCTGAAGATGAGGACGATGTAGAAATCGTTGAAGATTCTGAGGATGATAAACAAACTCAAGCTGACAAAGACAATGAGTCTGAAGCCATGCGTCTAAAAGCACGTGAAAAGCGTGAAGAAAAAGACCGTGACGAAGATAAGAAACAAGCGATGGATGCGGCAGAAGTTCGCGGCTCTATCATGAACATCTTTAAGGCTGGTCGAGAAGTTGAACCTTTAGTCGGTGTTATCGCTCTCGATGGCTTTAGTTCAGACCACGAAGTTTATGCCTATGCGCTTAAACAAAAAGGTGTGGATACTACTGGTATTAATACTGCTGGTTTAGCCGCTCTTGTTAAGTCGCATAAAACTCCAGCTGTTGCGATGGATTCAGCGCCTAAAGGTAAAGTGGCTGAGAGCACATTAAACTCAATTAAACGTTTTGTTAAGTAAGGAGCTAACATGAGCTTTCAGAAAACAGTTAATTTAAATCCGCCAATTGGTGTTGTGGGTGCATTTGCCTCTATTGGTGTTTCGCATACTGCATTGGCTGGTGTTGAGCAATTTATTGCTGGTACTGCTGGTGTAACTATTGCTCGTTTTGCTTGGTGCAATACGATTGACGGTACAGTGCAAAATGCCAAGCCTGCTGACACAACTAATTGGGTTGTTGGTTTTATTGAGCGCGATACAAACATCGGTGTAATTACTGATTGGCAAGGTCAAGCGACAATGGTTGTGCCTAAAGGTATGCCAATTAGCGCTTATGACCGCGGTGACTTTTTCGTTGTGGCAACCACTGTTGCGACTGTAGGTCAGAAGGTATTTGCTTCTGATACTGACGGAACTATCGCAACTGGTGCGGCTGGCGCAACTGTGGCGGGTCACACTGAAACTAATTTTACTGTTGCTAAATCTGGCGCGGTTGGCACTGTTCTTAAGATTACAGCGCAATAAGGAGAGATAAATGACTCAACAATATTCAAGCGCTGACATTCAAGCGATTAACTTGGCATTAGGGACAAATTTCCCTCTTGATGCTCAAACAATCGCTATGGACTCTTATGTGGCTGGTGCTGCTCAGACTGCACCTAACGCTGGTATTCCAGCAATGCTCACCACATTCTTATCGCCTAAGTGGATCGAGTTTTTAACCGCTCCAATGAATGCGGCAAAGGCATTTGATGAGAAACAATTTGGTGATCGTGTTACAACGAACATCGCAATCCCTACTTTCGAGCTTTACGGTGAAACGTCTAGTTATGGCGATTTTAACGATAACGGCATGTCAAATGACAACGAAAACTACGAATACCGTCAACCGTATGCGTATCAAACCAATATTAAAATTGGTGAGATTGCGGAAGAGCGTGCGGCGGCGGCTCGTTTTAGTTTGGTTGAGCGCCAAATTCAAGCGACCACACTTACATTAAATAAAACGCAAAACGCTATTTATTTATATGGTGTGCAAGGTCTTAAAAACTATGGCTTGTTGAATGATCCTGATTTGTTGCCTGATTCTGTGGGCGCAAACTGGGCAATTTTAGATTCATTGGGTTTATATAATGAAGTCCTTAAGTTGTTCACTCAACTGGTAACTCAGTCTAATGGTCTTGTTCAGGAAACTGACGCAATGACTTTGGTATTGTCGCCTAAGATGAATGCACGCTTACTTGCATCTAACCAATATGGCTTGAATGCAATGAAGTACATCAAGGATAACCTACCGAACCTTAAGATTGTTCCAATCCCTGAATACTCGACTGATGCTGGTGAGAAAGTTCAATTAGTGCTTGATTCATATATGGGTCAAGAAACGATTCACTTGGGCTTTGTTGATAAGTTGCGTACTCACAAGGTGGAAGTTAAAACTTCTGGATTCTTGCAAAAACGCTCTCAGTCAACTATCGGTGCGATCATCTACTATCCGATGCTTGTTGCTAATATGCTTGCATCTTATGATGAAACACCCTGATTAATACCAAGAAAGTGCTACCCTAGCGGTAGCATTTTTTTTGGGTTAAGATAGCATTATCAAACAAGAGGCTTAATCAATGGCAACTGTAATTATCGGATGCAAAACCCCTAACGGATTCTGGATGGAGCATGAAGGGGTAAAAGTTAAAATCAATGGAACTCAGTCTGAAGACGGATTTATCATGGTTGAGAAAGGTTTAACTGTTGGTATCACTTATGATGTGGATAAATCATTATGGGATGCGTGGCGTACTAAGTTTGCTAGTCACCCTTTATGTGCTGAGCAATTTGTTTTTGAAGCTAAGTCTGAATCTAGTGCAAAGGCACAAGCAAAAGAGACTAAAAGTGTAAAAACTGGTCTTGAGCAAAAAACCCCTGCTGAACTTGAAAAAGTAGCTGGCGCAAAGAAAGACCAAAGTGCCGATGAATAAGGACTAAATATGTCTAACGTTTTCGTTTTCGATCCTGCTGCGTTTAAGCTTTCTTATCCGCAGTTTGCAAAGTTCACTAATGAACAGCTAACAAACTTCTTTGAGGAAGTAGAAAACACTATTGTTGATAACACTGAGTCATCTTGCTTTAGTTTAAAAGATCGCAAGAAGCGGTTTTATCTTTTAGTGGCTCATAACGCAGAATTGCAAAATAGGATCAATGACGGAAACACTGGCTTGGTTGGTCGTATTAGCTCTGCTACAGAAGGTTCTGTATCTATTAGCACTGATTACTCTATGGGTAGCGGTGCTTTAGAGCAATGGCTTAAACAAACACCTTACGGTGCTAAGTTCTATGCGTTTACTGCGCCATATCGCACGGCATTGTGGGTAGCTGCTACTGCTCCTATGCCAGTTGAACGCACTAAATGGCCTTATCCTTTTGGGTGGGGTAATTATTAGGAGATATTCATGAAAGAAGGTTATGGATTGGGTAAAGACGGCTATGGTCTTGGCTCAGAAGGCTGGGACTTTTAACCCATATCAAAAATATTGATCTCACATTTAAACCCTGTCGATTGACGGGGTTTTTATTATGCAAACTTATTGCGAAGTTAAAGCAAAACAAAACCGAATGGGTTATTTTTGGGTTATCAAGAAGACTTTAGCCAATTGAGTTCCGAGCGGATTTGCGCGCATCGTGTTGTAAATCAGCCCGCATCGTCCATCAAAGATAAATCTAATTGATTCGCCTTTGTTCTTGATGGCAACAATGTCTGCACCCTTGTCTATTAGCCAATTTTCAAAGTCACGAAGTTGTCGAGTTTCAAGATTCAATTTCGGACTTTTTTGTTTTTTAGCCATGATTTACCCCTAAATCTTATTTAAGTTAACTAATACTATATAGATATATGCTATTGGTGAGATTCTGAGAGAAAAAGTTAATATTCATCCTAAGACAGTCTTTTTTAAAAAAACTATCTTGAACATTAACTTTATCAAAGTATGCTACTGGAGCCGACCCTTCGATTAAAGTCCGAAATCATTGTTAAACATATTTCGGTTGCTAGTTACCCTGATTTAACTCAGTCCAAGCTCTGCCTAGCACGCCATTTCTGACTATTCCAACAGATTCCTGTTTGCTTGACCCTCACAGTACAGGATTGTTTAAGCTATGCGCTGCCGTTATAGTTGTTCCGACCACATAACCGATTTACTTAGTTTCACACTGGTTGTAAGTAACAGATAAATTATAGCATCTGATCAAAAATCGTTAAGTGAAAATAATTCATCTTCGATTTCATTTATTGTTAATTCATTCATCTATGCAAATTTTGCATAATTAGAATTATTCATCAAATTTAAATAAAGTGAATTTTATTCATGTTTATGCATTGGTAGTGAATGGTGCTAAACTTAGCAAAAGTGGAGGGCTACTCATGACAATAAAACGCACAGGCTCACTAGACCAAGCATTAAACCGCTTGATTTCTAGTAATGATCAGTATGTAAAGGCTGGTGTATTGGAAGGGTCTAAATATCCAGATGGCACTAGCGTTGCTACTGTGGCTTATAAGAACGAATACGGATTTAAGAACATTCCTAGTCGCCCATTTATGAGAACCACTGTAAGAGAGCAAAAGGATGCTTGGGTAGAGCTAACCAAAAAAGGTATTAAAGCTGGATACACACTAGAGCATACACTTAATTTGGTTGGGTTGAGTATGCAGAATGAGATTCAGTATTCTATTATGATATGGAGTGAGCCACCAAACGCACCAGCAACTATTGCAGCCAAAGGATTTGACGCGCCATTAAGGGATAGTTTGCTCATGCATGACAGCATTAAATACGAAGTTGTTGAGGGTAAACTATGAAAGTATCAATAAAAGTAAACTCAGAAAAGCTTTATCAAAAGATTGAAAAAGCTATTGAGTATTTTAAGGATGCAGAATCAAGACAATTGAACAATGTTGATCTTGGCAAATGTTCAGATGATTACATCAAGGCACTACTTATATTTGATCAAACACTCTTTACGACAAAGACAATAGAACCATGAAACATGTTGTATAATAGCCTCATCAAACGATGGGGCTTTTTTATGTCACTTAAAGTCAGAGCTATTGCAAACAGTATTACAACGGCAGTAAATGAAAATGTTAATGCGACAATAAAAATATCGACTGGATATACAGTGTCGCCAGATGGAACACAGATTCCAAGTTATGAAGAGTTTGTAACGAAATTGCAGTTGCAATCTGTACCCTCTTCAGATTTGGAGCATTTTGGTTTTGCTAATCAGCAAAGTTTATATGTTTATGCATATGGAAATGAGTTTTTTGAAATCCTAGACAGAAAACAGGGTAAGGGCAATGCGCTTGTCGAAACCATAAAATATGCTGATAATAGTATTTATGTATGGCAAGTCATAAAAAATGCTGAACCATGGTTCGATTGGTCAAAAGCATTACTTCAACTTATTGAGAAAAAGCCAGTATGAACATACTAAGCACACTTTATGCAGATATGCGTCAATATCTGTTGAAAACCTTTAATCTGCCTGCAAATGATACAACGGTAATTAGGGGTTACAACAACCTAAATCCAATCCCTAAAAACGCCATTATCATGACTTTTATGCAAGGTCGTCATTTGGATCAAAAGTCAGTTAATTATGACGGTGGCAAGCAAATCATCTTTAATTCCATGCAAGGCACAATGCAGTTAGATTTTTACGGTGATAACTCTATGGATCGGGCGCAAGAGGTTCAAACGCTTTGGAATAGCCATTATACTACTGACACACTAATTAATTGTGTACCATTGGGCAATCCACGCATACGTGATTTATCTTTCGTTAATGAGGCTGGAATGTATGAATTGCGCTTTATGATTGAGGCCGACTTGCAATACAATACAAAGTACGAAAAAACAGTTAATATACTGGAAGACGTTTCTCAAATCGATTTGGAGTCTATCAATGCAGTTTAACTCTATCCCAGCAAGTAATATTGCTGCTGTCTACCCTGCCGTAATTGGTGGCGGTGGCAACCCACTAGGATTAAATACAACTTTATTTGTAAATGAAGCTGTATATCCAAACTATGAATATTTTTCTAATACTCTAGTCGGTCAGCACTATGGTTTAGAAAGTGATGTTTATAAGTTTGCTACCGTTTATTTTAACGGCTTTAATAACGCAACTACTCGACCAAATTCGCTATTCATTGCAACATACAATTCAGATGAATACCCAGCTACCATTATCGGCGGTGATATTACTGGTACAAGCATTGCTAATCTTAAACTGATTAACGGCAGTTTAAATATCGTTGTTGACGGTGTATCAAAAAACGTTACTGTCGATTTAAGCACTGCAAACTCGTATAGCGATGCGGCTGCTCTAATCGGCACAGCATTGACCTTGACTTGTGTTTACCAATCCACAACCAAAGGTTTTGTAATTCAATCTGGTACTACAGGCGAAGGCTCAACTATTAGCTTTGCGACTGGTACTGTGGCTGATAAGTTGAAATTAACTCAAGATACTGGCGCAATCCTAAACAATCATACAACGCAAGATACGCCTGAAACTGCGGCATTGAGCGCAATTCAGTTTAGTAGTAACTTTGTGAATTTTACTTATGCAGATGGCGTATTTGATGATGATGCCCTAAAAGCTTTTGCCACTTGGATCACTCAACAAAATAGCCGATTCAAGCTGTATACGTGGGGACTTGATCCTGTTGCTCTCGGTCAAAGCGGTGCCTCATTTGGTGAATGGGCAAAAGAAAATACAAATGGCGTTGTTCCAATTTACGGAACTTTCGACAAAGCCGCTTTCTTTTGTGGTGTTTCTGGTTCAATTAACTATCAAGAAACTAACGGGCGCACAACTACCGCTTTCCGTAGTCAAGATGGTTTAGTTCCAGACGTAACCAATGAAGATGATGCAAAAACATTAGCTAAAAATGGCTACTCATTCTATGGTGCTTGGGCTACTGCTAATGACCGATTCCAGTTTGCTGGCAATGGCTCTGTAACTGGTCAGTATAAATGGATTGATAACTTTGACTTCCAAGTGTTCTTGCGTACTCAATTACAGCTTGCGTATATGAATATGTTCCAAGCTCAAAAGACAATCCCATACAATGATCAAGGTATTGCTACAGTTCGCGCATATTCACAAGATCCAATCGATCAAGGTATCAATTTTGGCGGTATTCGCGCTGGTGTAAACTTGTCTAATGCTCAAAAATTCCAAGTCAATCAAGAAGCTGGTTTTGATGCTGCTAGTCAATTATTTACAAAAGGCTGGGCTTTATCTGTTACTCTTCCAGATTCTCAAACACGCGTTGCACGCGAATCATTTATTATCAAGTTATTCTATACGGACGGCTCTAGCATGCAACGTCTAGAAATGACTGCTACTAACGTTCAGTAAGGAGATTAACTTATGGCAATGGGTCTTAATCCAAATACAATTACAGCGGCAAATAGTATTGTACAGTTCCGTTGTGCGGGCTTGTATGATGACTGGATTACTATTGAAGGCGCACAATCTGACGCATTTGTAACGTTTTCTGATGTTACGTTAGCTCAAACTCGCGTGGGTGTTGATGGCAAGCAATCTATGGGCTTCATTCCGCATGAAACCCCGATTACTGTATCACTTGAAGCAAATAGCCGATCTGTACCAGTTTTGGAAACTGTCTATAATGACTTTATTCAAAACATGGAAGTACGCCGTTGTGAGTTCCAGATCAGCTATCCTTCTGTTAAGCGCAAACAAACGCTTACAGGTACAATGGTAACTAAATCAGGCGGTACTGGTATTGCTCAGCTTTTAAATGGACACACATATAACTTTAATATGATGTCTAGCGGTATCGAAGAAACTAACTAACCATAAGGGGAGCAATCCCCTTTCTATTTTTAGAGGCTAAAATCATGTCTGAAGGCTTAAAGACAAAAACAGTTACTATTGAAGATGGTCGCGATAAAGGCAAAGTTTTCAAAATCACAGAAATGCCAGCGATTCAAGCTGATGAATGGGCGCATCGTCTTTTAGAACAAGCAGCAAATAGCGGCGTTAATTTAAAAGACGTTGATGTATTGAATCTTGATACAAAATCAATGGCAGGAATGATTGAGATTGGCGCGGCAGTGTTTACCGTATTGGGTCGTATTCCGCATGAAATCTCACGCGAATTGAAGTTTGACTTGCTTGATCGTTGTGTGCAGATTGTCCCAAAGTCTGGTGAGCCACGTATTTGCATGTGGGATCAGGAGATCAAGGATTTTAAAAACTTTACCATCCTTGCTGCTCATGCAATTGGGATTCATATTGATTTTTTAGAACAAGGCGAAGCTTAGTACTTGATTATTCTTATCGCAAGGACGCGATGAGCAATCAGGATCTAAAAGAAGGTGTATTGGCTAGCCCTCTAAATGTGTCTGAAACTGTGTATAGGGCGTTATTAACTGGAATGTGTAATTATCACCAGTTAAACACTTGTATCGGTCTTGAGGGTGCGCTAAACATGATTGAAGCTAAGCAAGTCGCCGACTACAACGAAGCAAAAATCAAATATTTTGCTAGTCAAGAACAGAGGTAAAAATGGCTGAAAATATTGTTGAGTCGATAATTGTAAAGCTTGGGTTAGACGGCTCACAATATAATCGTGAAGCCGAAAAAGCCAAGTCAAATAATGACAAGCTAAATAAGTCTGTCAGTGAAACTGATAAAGCTGTTAGCACTGTAACTGGTACGATTACCAGATTCTTTGGTATCTTGGCTGCTGCTACTGGCATTCTTAGAATGGTTGATCAAGTTCAAAAGCTTAATGACGAGCTTTATCATCTTGAGCGCAATCTAGGAATGTCAGCAAGCACCATTAAGAACTGGCAAGGTGCTGCTGGTGCAATGGGTGGCTCTGCTCAAGGTATGACTGAATCAATCAAATCCTTGAATATGGGAATGAATGATTTTGTCACAATGGGCGATACCACTCTATTGCCATTTATGAATGCTTTGGGTGTCGGCATGGTCGATGCTCAAGGCAAACTAAGAAAAACCGATGATGTAATGTTAGACCTTGCGGATTCATTTTCAAAGATGGACCGTGAGCAAGCATTTTCTATTGCCTCAAAAATGGGAATTGATGAAGGCACATTCAATACGCTTGTGCAAGGGCGTAAAGAAATGGAGAAGATGCTTGAATATCAATCTAAGATGTATAAGTCTTCTGAAGAAGAATTAAAAGCATCTCGTCAATTAGCGCAAAACCGTGCTTTACTTGGTCAGCATTGGGAATCACTTAAAACAATGATGGCAGATGCTATCATCCCGTTATTTGTGAAGCTTAGTGAAGTTGCGCTTGGTATCTTTGAATACTTGCAAGAACATGAGGATCAAGTAAAAGGCGTATTCACAGCAATATCTTTTACTATTGGCGCTATTCTCATCCCAATTCTAGCAAAAGCCACGATTGCAGCCCTAGCATTTATCGCTCCATTTGCTCCATTTATTTTAGTTGTAGGCGCACTAGGTGCTGCGTTTGGTTTGCTCTATGATGACTATAAAACTTGGGCCGAAGGCGGTAAGTCCTTATTTGATTGGGGTGCATTCAAAAAGTATATTGATGATTCGACTTTATCCGTTGATAACTTGAAAAATGCTTTTAGTAATCTCGGCAAAGATATGCTGAATAATGCAATACCAACGCTTAAAGGTTATGCTGAAATTCTTAATAAATTAGTATCTGGCGATTTTAAAGGAGCTGCATTACAAGCTTGGGATATGCTTAAAAACTACTACTCAAGAGCCGCTGATTTTGTTGACGACTTGACTGGTCAAAAACAAGGAACGTTAGCTAATGCCGTTGGTAATCTTGTAAATCCAAACACTCCAGCTTCTTCTGCTCCAACAATTGCAAGCGCAACATCAAAAGGTGGCAATGCTATCTTAGACTTGATTGCAAAAGGTGAGGTTGGGACTACTGGCGCAAGTGGCTACAATGTTGCCTATCGTGGTGCTAGGATTTCGGCTAAACAAATGTTTGGGAAGGAACTATCTCAACTAACGATCGGGCAAGTTAAAGAATTGCAAAGAGCAAATTTAAATGAACAGAAATCTCGCGGTATTCCTGCTAAGCGCCGATCTTCGGCAATGGGTCGTTATCAGTTTATTTATTCTGGCTTTGATGACTATATCCGCGCTGCTGGATTAAGCGACAAGGATATGTTTAGCCCTGAAAACCAAGATGCTATGGCGATGGCAATTATCAGTAGAGGTAAATATGGCTTGAATGCTGTGCGCGCTGGTAAAGCTACCCCTGAGCAATTCCAGAATAACGTACTTGCAGCTCGTTGGGCTTCTATTCAGAAAACTACTGGTGGCGGCGTTCATGATGCGGCTGGATTTAATAAGGCTACGATTGGAAATCAAGCTGTAGCTGCGGCATTGCAATCCACTCGTCAAGGTGATTTTATTGACTTAACCAAAGCTAGACAAAACCAAGCAACGGCAAACAAGGCTAATGAAGTTCAGGTAAATGTAGGTGATATTAATATTCAGACTTCATCTAATACCGTTGCTGGCAATGTCCAAGATGCAATGGGTGCGATTAAAGACCAATTCTATCAATTCCGAAATTCATTTAATTAGGTGATTTATGTTAGCTGGAATGCCTTCTGTTCCCGACTTTATACCAGTTGAAGCTTTGACAAATGTCGGGCTTTCATTGGGTGGCGCTGCTTTAATTAATGGTGTATTTGGCAAGACATGGGGTATTGTCAATCAATTCGGCATCCCTATTGTTTTAGCTGATACTGTTGTAAGTATGAATTACGATGCTGGTTCTAGTATTTCAAAATACCCAGTAGAGCAAGGCTCATTTGCTTCATACAACAAAGTGAACGCCCCTTCTATGGCTACTGTTTCAATGTCAAAAGGTAGTGGTGGTGTGCTTGAAAGAAGCTTGTTCTTAGGTCAAATTGAAGCTCTATTAAAATCAACTGTTAGCTTCCACATTATTACCCCTGAGTACGTTTATCTAAATTATCAGATTGTCGGCATTAACCATGCTCGTTCTTCTCAAGATGGCGCAACAATGATTACGGCAAACATTGATCTTGAAGAAGTGTTAGAAGCAAAAGTAGAATACTCTATTGAAGAAGTAAAAGCGCCTAGCGACTCTAAAACTGTAGACGGTGGTGCTAAGCAATCCGTTAGTGTTCTTGGTGGTGATAATATAGTTGGAAATGTAGTAAGAGGTATTCTTGGATTATGATTTATCAAATACCGTTAGCACAAGTCCCGAACCAATTTTTCACCACATCATTAAATGGCGTTACTTGGGCAATCACGCTAGAAACTCGATTAAACAACTTGTATATCAGTTTATCTAATAATAATGATGGTGATGTATTATTAAATCGTATATGCCTGAATCGAACTTATTTAGGGCATGGCTTTATCTTTGTTGACATAGATGGAAATAGTGATCCCGAATATACAGGCTTAGGCACTCGTTATTTACTTATCTGGACGGACGAAGTATGATTTCAATGTGGCTAGAGATTGCAACTCGAAAGATGGGAGAGCCTACCATTGCCACACCAATTTTAGGCTATAGCGGAGGCGGTTGTGAATTACATTTTAAATAAATGCTTGGTTGAAAATGAGGTGGGTGATATTGTATGGAGTAGCACAAAACCCAATGATCCTCTTGTGAAAATGCAATCAAAAATAAGCTGTGATTCAAAATATAGTAAAGAGTTTTTTGATAAATTCTCATTAAATCATGAGGACTCATTTAAAATTGTTATTTACTTAAAAAATGAGAATAAAGCTAGATTGGCTCAAAATGAAGTTGCTTGGGCGATTAGTAAGTTTTCAAATATATTGGAAGATGGTTATTGTGTTATTGATCAGTCGATACACAAAACAAATTAATGTAAACTAGCCTCCAATACGGAGGCTTTTCATTGTGAAGAAAAAGGTCATTAAAATAACGCTAACATTGCAAGATGGCGTTCAAACTTTTACAGCCGAAGGTGACAACCGATTGTCATCTACTGGCTTAGCCATATCTACAAGTATTACCTATGGTAATGGGGCGATTTCTCCGACTGCTCAAATCACTGTCTACGGGCTTCCACTTCCCACAATGATTAAGCTTATGCGTATTCAATGGAATACCATGCAGGCTATTTTAAATATGGTCAAGATTGAAGTTGGGGAACAAGGTAAATTATTGGAAGTTGTTTATGAAGGAAATATCACCTTCGCAACAATCAATATGGATGGTGCGCCAAACGTAGCATTGGTGATTACAAGCCAAATGGCTGTGGTTGAAAAAATGCGTCCTACAGAACCATTTACCATTCCAAAAGGCGAAGAGGTCGATGCGGCAGATATTGTTAAGTTCTTGGCGCAAGACATGCAGTACAAGTTTGAAAACTATGGCGTTACTCACATCCTAACAGACACAACGCTGAACGGCTCAAATATAGAAAAAATTGAGAAGTTAGCTCAAATGTGCGACTTTGATTTGTACATAGAGCAAAGATTAATTGTTATTTGCAAGAAGGGTGGAGATAGGGAAGTTAAGATACCAGTCATCACGCCTAAGACGGGCTTGATTGGCTACCCTGCTCCAGATCAAAGAGGGATAACATTTAGTTGTGCGTATGACCCGCTTGTTAGATTTGGTGGCATTGTGCAAATTAGAGAAAGCATTATAGGTGATGTTGTCAATCAAGATTGGCGTGTATATGGTCTTGTTGCTACACTTGAGGCAAATATTCCACAAGGCAAGTGGCAAATGAATGTGAATGCAACTTGGAGGAACTCGAAAGATGCAGCAGTCCAACGCTAGCGGCTTTAATATCAATAATCTCGGTGGGGCTAAAGAGTTTAAGGCTAATATTCTCTCAATTCTTTCTAGTGAACTAAACACTGGTGAGGTTGTGGAGATAACAAAAGTTTATTCAAATGACAATGGTCCAGTCGGTTTTGTTTCTGTTAAACCTATGCTTTATCGCATTGGCGCAGATAACAACAATCTAGAACTAGGTGAAATTCATAATGTGCCGTATTACCGCATACAAGGTGGGAAGAATGCGGTTATATGTGATCCGCAAGTTGGCGATATAGGATTTTGTGTATTTGCCACTCGTGACACATCGTTGTTAAAACGAACTCGTTCAAGAGTTGGACCAAACGTAAATCGCATTTGTGACCAGTCGGACGCATTCTTAACAATGACGTGGAGCAAGGAAGAAGCCGAACAATATATCTGGTTTAAGGGCGATGAAATTCACATCAAAGCAAATTCAAAAATTGTTCTTGATGCTCCTGAAGTTAGCATAACAGGAAAATTAACAGTATCAGGCATAATTGAATCTTTAACTGATATAATCACTAAAGGCATTCGACTATTTACACATAGGCATGGCGGGGTTCAATCTGGACCTAGTGATACTGACGTACCAAAGGCTTAATTATGCAATTACATGAGTTGTTCTGGTTCTTTATTGGTTTTGTTGCGGCATTTATTGTTTTGCATTCAGCAAGAAGCATCGCATATGCAATAGCTGCATTTTTTACCTTGCTGATTGTACTAAATATCATGGGGGTAAACATCATATGAAAACCATGTTTCTAAACCCAAAAACTTGGGATTTAGCCTTAGACACACAAGGGAATATTGCTGTAGCTACCGAAGAGTATCAACAAGCGCAAGATATTGCGTGTTCATGTCGTGTTTTTCTTGGAGATGATTATTACAACAAGAATGACGGAATACCTTACTTAGAGTCAATCATGGGTAAATTTGGCTATCCAATTTCGTTGTATCAGCGCCATTTACAAGAAAGATCACTGCTTGTTTCTGGTGTAGTATCGGTTAATGTAAAATTGGCTTTGGATAAGGATCGTGTGGCGTCTGGATCTATTGAGTTTACGAATGATAAAAATCTTAGCGGAGTAGTGGGCTTATGATCCCAAAGATAGAAATAACTGATGTTGGTTACTCGGTTCCAGATACCGAACAAATCAACAATGGCACATGGGAAATGATTGACGACTCCTTTGGCGGCAATGTTTCTCGTGTTCAAGGTTCGCCTCAATATCAATTAAATACTTCATGGACGGCAGTCATTAAAGATTGTTATGACAAGCTTGTTTATCTGGCCAATCAATATGATCCACGTTATGCACAAGGTATTTTTCAAGATGCTATTGGTGAGCTTTATTTTTTAACAAGAAAGCTTGCTACCCGTTCGCAATGCCCTGTTGTGTTTGAGGGCTTGTCTGGTGCGCCTATTCCAGAAGGTTTTGCCGTTCAGGATTTATCTGGTCGAACTTGGCGAACTAATGGAACTTATAATATCGGCTCAAATGGCAAAGTGACAATTACAGTAACTTGTGATGAAGCTGGAGCTATTGAAGCATTACCAAACTCTATTGTTGTTATCCCGACATCTATTAATGGTCTTGACCGTGTTTACAATGAAGATAGCGCGGTAATGGGGTATGATGAAGAAAGTCGCGTTGATTTTGAGGTTCGCCGAAAAGAGTCTGTAGCAATCAATTCTAAAATGACTGATTCAGCTACACTTGGCGCAGTTCTGGCGGTTCGCGATGTTGTAGACGCTTATGTAATCTCAAACCCAACTGATGCAACAGTAACAGTAGGCTCAACAAATTATCCGTTAATCCGCAATTCTATCTGTGTTTCCGTTGTTGGTGGCAATGATTATGATGTAGCAAAAGAGGCTTTTATTAAGGCGGGTACTGGTTGCTCTTGGAATGGCAATACAGACGTGACAGTAATTGCTGAAGACTATCCATCTAACCCGCCACAATATCCAATTAAGATTTTACGCCCCGATTTTCTTGACATATGGATAAAAGTTATCGTTAAAGATAAAGATGCGATTTCTTACACCATTGAGCAAGAAGTCATTAATCATATTCTGACTAGCGCCGCTTCTGGTGAAAATAAGGTGCGTATTGGCAAGGATTTTATCCCAGCCGATTATATCTGTGGTATGCCGAAAATCGGATTAAAAGGAATTGTGGCAAGTACAGACAATGCCACATGGGTTAATGAAGTCCCTATTGGTATTGACCAATACCCTTCTTTAAATTCTTTCAGGATTTCTATTGAGGAGAGCTAATGGAGAATATTAAAGATACGATAATGTCGCAGTACGCACATAGCCCCACAATATTGGCGCTTATTGATGGCATTAATGAAGTAATCGATCCTCAATATTTTATTGATGATTTTTATGAAAAGGTTTATCGCTTATCAAGCGCTGAAGGTTTTGGCTTAGATATTTGGGCGGATAAAGTGGGTGTATCTCGATTTGCAAAAACTGCCGACCCCAATGCTAAAACGTTTGGCTTCCAGCCAGATTATCAACCTTTTAATACTTACCCTTTTTCTGATGGTGGTGCATTTGCTTCTTATCGTTTAACCGATGCAGACCTAAGAAAACTAATCATCATTAAGGCAGCTTCAAATATTCTTTATGCAACTGCATGGAATATTAATAAGTTTTTGCTAATGGTTTTTGATAGTAGAAAGGCTTATTACGATATTATAGGTCATATGTCAGCCGAATATGTTTTTGAATTTTCATTAACTCCATTTGATCGGCTCATTGTTTATACTCTTAAAATGTTACCAATGCCTTCAGGTGTTGGAATATCATATAGAGAGGTAGATGTTGATAGAACATTTGGCTTTAATGGTTCAGATTTAAGCAACTTTAATAACGGAGTTTTCTATAGTGGCTAATCCTATATTTATCCCGATAGCATTTGCTGCTAACGGAATTAAGAACCCTATTCAAAAGGTTCGGCAAGTCGGGCAAGATCCGGAGGATTTTACGTGGAATGAGGGTGCACCCCTAATTACCATGACAAAAATCGAAGATGGCGGCAAGGCTCCAAAAGGTCAGGACGTGAATGGCGTTCTTAATGCTTTATCTGAGCATGTTATCTACGGGCAAAATGGCAACCGTTATACGTGGTCGCAAGATGTTGTGGATGAATTTGGCGGCTATGCACTGGGCGCAATTATTCAATCCAATGACACCACAAAAGAATTTAGAAGCCTTGTAGCTAACAACACAGTAAACCCGAACAATGGGCTTGGTGGGGTTTGGGAGGTTTATAGTGGGCAAGGAAGCATCCCGGCTGCAACAAGTACAACCGCAGGCATCACGAAGGTTCTAAATGTCTTAAATAGTAATGATGTTGGATCTGCTTTGAGTGCTGCGCAAGGTAAAGTATTAAATGACAACATGAATAACTTTTTAAATAAGTTTTCATCAAGTCTAATTGCAAATAATGGTAGCTTTTCTATTCCATTAGGTAGTGGAACTACAATCATTATTAAGTATGGCTCTACTTCTGTTAACGGTGACTCAAACGCTACTGTAAATTTTACAACCGCATTTCCAAGCTTATGCCTAAATGCTCAAGCTACATTAAATAGCGTGTCATTTGACTCATTGGCTGATGCTGGTTGTGGTGTAACTTGGACAAGAACTGGCTTAACTTTGCGAAATGGCACAGCTAACACACTAAATATTTCATGGCTTGCAATAGGATACTAACATGACCAATCCAACACTCATTACAACCCCCTTCGCTGAAAATGGCGATAAAAATGTTATTCCAGAATCAGTTGGCGCTAATCCACAAAATGCAACCATGCAAGCTGGATTCCCGCCAATTACCCAACAAAAGATTTCTGAGGGTGGTATTCCTCCTGAGCGAAATGATTTTAATGGAATTCTAAATTTATATGGTCAGCACATTGTTCACCTAAATAAGGGCTTGCCTTATGAATTTGATCAAGCATTTGCCGATGCGATTGGTGGTTATCCATTAAATGCGCGTGTGATGCTTGATAATGGTGATATTGTTCAATCAACAATTGCCAACAATGTTAATAATCCGAACAACGATATGACTGGATGGCAAAATGACTCCAAAGCTCTAAAGTCTTTTTTGGACAATATAGTAACTCCAGAGATGTTTGGAAATAATATTATTGCAGCTGCTGATTTTGCTATTAGTTCTGGAGGTGTTCTTTTTACATCAAATAGGGTTTATGAGGTCTCCCAAGAGTTTAAAGTGCCAGCAAATACCGTATGGATTAGCAATAATTCAACGGTAAAACAAGTTGGGGCAGCCTTAACAGTTACATCAGCTTCTGTTATCGCTCCTCAGTCCAATGTGAGAATTATTGGGCATTTAACTTTAGATATGACAGGCGCTTCATTAGGGTGGGGTGAAAAATGTCACTGTAGAATTGATAGTTTTACAAATAGGACCCCACAGGTTAAAGGTTTCTATTTTGATACAATAAAATTAGTTGGGGGTTATGATAACTGCAACGGATTCACTATGGCTGGTGGTGCTTCATTGGTTCGCGGAAAACGCATCGAGTGTGATGATACTTCCTTGATTGGTAGAGTTTTCATGGCTCATTGGGGTAACTTTGAAGATCACTATAACAGTGGTGGGACATACTATCACAAACCGGGATGGCTACCAACAACACACCCGAACGACTGTATCATTGATGAAATTGTAACGGGTGATTTAACATCTTCATCGCCTGACGTCTGCGCTATTGCTTTGGTCTCTGCTGGATATGATATTGAAATCAAAAAAGTAAATGGAAACTTGCTGGATAGCTCTAATACAGACAAGGGCCTTGTGGTTTTTACGGCTGGAGACCTGGCTTTTGCTTATGCAACGCCAGAAGAAAAAGCGCATGGTATGCGCGGAAATAAAATAGGTGGTATCACTGGCACTACCTATGCGTATGGATTAAATATGGTGCCATGGGCTTTATATGGTGCAAATGATGACTATACAAACGTCTCTCCGATACCAACATACGATGACTATTTAGCTAGAATTGAACTTGATGTCGATTATATTAACGCTAAAGGTGATTATACAAGAAATGTAGCCTCTAATTTGTTGCTGAGTGGTAGAACAGGGAGAGGGCGATTACATGTCATTACCGCGATTGGAGAAAAGTTTTATTCGTCGCTCATTGCACGAAATCTTAGCAACAATGTAACAATAGACAAACTAATCTCAAAAGACACGAAGCTAAATGGTGCCGTAATTGAGGGAACAGGAACAAACGCGGCCGTAATACCGTCCAACATTCGGGTTAAGGAACTTGTTGCTTATAAGTACGGGATGACATCTTCAAATATCGCATATCGCACTGCGGTATCCAACAAGTTATCTAAGGATGTTTTTATCGACAAAATCACTATAGAAGAACACGGAAACGCCTATGCGGTAGCTGATACAGCAAACGGAACACTTGGGAATAGTTTTGCGATCGGCCACATTCAGGTCAATGACCCTACATATAGCGCTACATTATTAATCAACAACTCAAATACTGTTACTGATCCAGTTCAATTAAATAGCTATAAAACTATTAGCGGTTCGGTTACTTTAGCTGTAAGTGGTGGAGTTTGTTATGCACAAAGTGGGGGAATGAATAAAGAATTCTTCTCCACGCCTGCTGCTATTGTGGGACTTCCCGTAAAAGCAAATGACTACATAAATCTCGTTAATGTTGGTGCGGGCGCAACTAACCGTTTTCGTGTTGTAACATCAGGATTGTATGGAAGCACAGCAGTTGTTGAGAAAGTTGAATCGCGAGCGTCAAGCGTTTCGCTAGCAACCCAAACACTTGCAGCTGGTGCGAGTGTAAAGGTTCGCAGCGCACTATCTTTAAGCGGGTTACTTGTGACTGATAAGCTTGAAGTAAACGCAAACATACCGCTTCAAGGATGTTTTCTGTATGCAGATATAACAGCAGCAGGTGTGTTTGATGTTTATATGTATAATCCAACATCAGCAAGTGTTACAACGTCAGCAGGAAGCCTGTACTTCAAAATATTGTAAACTAACCCCTTCGGGGGTTTTTTGCTATTATAAGTAAAACTTATATAGGGTGAATCTATAGTGGATTTTGTTAACATGATTCTGGAGTGGCTAAAAGCCCATGTAGGCGTCATATTTATGGGGGTGGCTGGTGCAACAGTCACCGCCCTAGTGCCTTCCGGCAAGCCGTTAGCTGAACGAGTTATTAGCTGGATTGTTGGTGTTATCTTGTGTGCTGCGCTATCAACTCCAACGGCTGGGCTTTTAACTGGTGGTGGATATGTCGAAGTTTTTGGCTTTATTTACGGCATGGGTGGCATTACGTTAGCAAAAATGCTAATTAAAGCTATCGAAAAGCGTAGTAAGGTAGAAATTGAATCTAAAACTGGAGTGAAGCTCGATGATGATATTTCTTAATTACTTAAGCTTTTTCTTGATTACTGGCAGTTTAATGTTTGTGGTGTTTCATCCCAAAATTAGCTTCCCAGTGCATGTTGATGTAATTATGTTTATGCTTGCGATTGGTGTAACGGCAATGTTCATTAATACGCTTCAAGGTAGAGATTTTTACGGACACATGCAAGACGCTGAAATATTGGTTAGGCTTGGTCTAGGATGTTTAACAATTCGTTTTATCCATGAATATTTAAAGGTGAAGAAATGATCTGCAAAAGAAAAAACGGCTAATTGGCCGTTTTTCTTGATCTAGAAATTCCACGAACAATTTCGCTTACATGGGATTCTGACATATCAAACAAATTACCAATTTCATAATGAGTAAATCTTTTTGAGTGATTTAGAATTATCACAGCATCAACCACATCATCACTAAACTTTGTTAAATTACATCTCTCCCCATGCTGCTTATTAAGAAGATTGATTCTAGCGTGGCGATTATTGTCTTTATGTGTAGACCACTCTAAATTTTCAACTGCGTTATTAGTTTTGTCTCCATCCTTATGATTTATGACTTGTGCCCATAACGGCTTCTCCTCAAGAAACATCATGGCCACCAAGGTATGTATACAATATCTTTTCCCGCCAACATTAACATAAGGGTATCCATTTCTTGGTGTTGTTTTTATAAATGCCTCTGGATACTCTCTTTTTCTCCCATCCTTAAATACTGAGATCTTTTTTGATCTTTTAACCCTGCCCAATGATGATATATAATAACCACTATAGCCTTTAATTTCTTTCCACTGTTCCATAACAGTACCTTCATTAATATCTGTAATTCTAAAGGATAGCACATTATGAATTTTGATCAAGCTTTTAAGGTAACAATAGGTCATGAAGGGTCTTTTACACTCAATAAAAACGATGCTGGCAACTGGACAGGCGGCAAGGTTGGAGTTGGTCAGTTAAAGGGTACTAAGTACGGAATTGCCGCAAATAGCTACCCAAATTTAGATATTAAAAATCTTACTCTTGATCAAGCGAAGGCAATTTATAAGCGCGATTATTGGGATAAGGCAAAATGCGATTTATTACCAGAAGGCTTGAAATTCCATGTTTTTGATGTATCGGTAAATAGTGGCGTTAGTCGTGGAATAAAGACACTTCAACAAGCCGCTGGAGTTAAGGATGATGGCATTATTGGTCCTAACACATTGGCAGCTATAAAAGCGATTGATGAAAAGGAATTGCTATTAAGGTTTTATTCTTTTCGTATTTCTTTTTACACGTCATTAAGCTCATTTTCTAACTTTGGCAAAGGGTGGATGAATCGTGTTGCGAATAATCTTAAGCTTGGCACTGGCGGTTAATACGATTGGCTGTACCGCCCACTCAATCAAAAATAACATTCACGTTGTTGTTTGCGTTCAATGTGTGAATTAAGAAAGCCCCATTACGGGGCTTGTCTTTATTTGTTGATTAGTCTAATTGCTGTAGCGCCAAATTCATCACAAGCCGCATTCCATCCAAGCTTGTGACCTTCTTCAAACCCGCTCTTATAAAAAGCATAGAAACATCGCCATTGCTTATCTATATTCTCATCCTCAAACTTATAATGATTCTTTTCACAAGTTTGATAATTCATATTAGATGCATCAATACCTAGAAAACCCAATGACTTTACAAATTTATCAAGCACTGTAGTTTTCCTCAATTGACTTAACCACACTTGCATAAGCTGGGTCGCTTTCCTTAATGAACACTCCATTATGCATTAACCCTTTACGGTCTTTAATATCGTTGTAGGCAAGCTGTACGCATTCTTCTAGTGTGTAATCGTACTCAAATGCAATGCGTCCCAAGTCTCGTAATGAGTATTTTAATGTTTCACTATTTAATGATCTGGAGAAGTAATTTAAATTCAATCCAAGATCGATAATTGTATGTTTGCTATCACCTTTAAATTCGTAATTATGATCAATGTTACTTAAAACACTTAATCCAGCTTGAGAAGACATAATAGTAAGAACTATAAAGACATCGCCAACATCGTCACGACAATCACGCCCTTTACCCACATTATCTGCAAGCTCTCCAAATTCGCTAAACAGCTTCATGGCTTGGTCAATTGGCTTTGAACCTTTAATAATATTACGATCTGATGCCCATTGTTCGATTTGTTTAATTAATTGTTCCATGTTTACTTCCACCATTGCTTCTCACGAATAGGATTAAATTTACGTTGATCATCTTGCTTTCTTTGCACGTATCGTTTCCGCTTATATGCCTCATATAGATATAAGACAACCACAAAAACAAAACTCAAAACAAAGGATATTAAAATCATTGCTATTGGGTTCATTTTAAACTCCTTAGCAATTCTTTGTCCTGTTTAATAGCATCAAGAAGCTTGTCACTTATATGTAAAATCTTCATGCCATCATTTACTTCCAAATTATTGTACATACTTGAAAGATAGTCATGCATTTTTTGAATATCTTTTTTCAATTCTAATGCATCAATAAATTCTCTCTTTTTCATCTCTTCAACTCCAAATATCGTTGCCCTCTATTACGCATTACCTCTAACGCGCCTTCACGTTTTAAATTCTTGATAAATTCCACTCCATATTTAAACCATTGCGTCAAAAACAATTCATATCGTTCCTTGCAATAGTCGTTAATTTCATAATAATCGGCATCTGCAAAATAAATTTCAGCCACCTTTCCGTTTTTACGCATAACAATATTGCCTTTACGCTCGTTTAAGTTATGCCCGCCTTTCTGCATCCACACAACAAACATAAATACTAATGATTCCTTGATTTTCATTTATCCTCCAAAAACCAAAGTCTTGGCATATTCTCTAGCCATTTCGACTTTTAGTTTAATTAAATCAACCTTCTTTTGATCATATTCAACTCTATACGATGAAATTCGATCACTAGGATTCATTTCCAAAACATAGTCGATATGCAAATATTCATCATCATATCGAGTTAAACACTCTTTAGGTGTTGGCATTAGGATAAAATCAAGATAAGCCTCATTAATTATTTTCGGCTCGTAATCGTGATTCTCTCTTAATAGATTCATATATCCCAATTGTTGCCAATCATAACCAGCATCTAAAGCCTTACTCTCAATATCCTCTTTAAAATACTCCATAGTCCAATATGACCACGGACACTTTGTATCACGTATTGCTGTGTTAGTAATAATGTCTGGTTCGCCAGTAATCCAGTCATTAGTAAAGCGAATCGTATTTTTTTCAGCACTAATAAACTTCTGTTGCATCAAAAACAAGATTGCGTCATCTTCAACTAAATTCCCTTTTCTTGTCTCTTTACTTCCAGTAAACTTGCTTGGAGCCTTATGTCTTAACTGCCTAACTTTTTCCTTGACCAATGTTTTAGCAGTAGCCGATAAAGTTATATCCAAAAGATCATCTAAAATCTTTTGTTCTTCATCGGTACGTTTTTTCTTTGCCTTTATTGATTGAACTTCTTCTGTGAGAAATGCAGAGTCAATAGACTTTGCATTTCCCATTAGTCGATGTAGTTCAGAACATCGAAAGATTAGATTCATAACGCCTCAACTATTTTCTTTTGTTCTTCGCTTAATGCGTAAATATCTGGATTTAAAGCATGCTCTTTAGTTAAGCTGCCAGCTTCAATAGCCGCTACGAATTGCGGGAATTGATCCTCAGAAATCAATCGAGCTAATGGCTTTTCGCTTTCTTGATCATTATCAACATATGAAGCTTCGCCATCTTCATTAATCACAGCTTGATCAAATTCAATCGCCTGCTGAAGCTCAACCGACATAGGCGCATATTTTGAGATAAGCAACTTAATAACAGTCTTTTGACACATTGCGTCCCAATTCTGATGCCATACAGAATAGCTTTGCCCTTTCGACTTTGCAGTCTTATACGTCTGGCTATACTTGCTTGCATGCTGCTCAAGCTCTTCATTGGTCATTGTTAAATGAGCTTCAAACCCTGTCACAGTCTCAAGATAAGCCAGATACCCAATAACTTCGCCACTAACTTTTTGTGGAATGAATGAAGTTAAACGAGCCTTTACGCTTTCTTCTGTATCGGTGTCATAAACTGCAATTGAGGCAATCTTTTTAATCTGACCAGAGCGCTGTGCTAACTGCAAGTAACCTTTCCACCCCATCTGAAATTGTGCTTCTTGATTGCCAGTTTGTCGATTTTTAAACGGAACAATATAAGCAAAACCAAGATTGTTATTTAATGGCAAATTAAGCGCACAAGCCGTATAAACAGCACCTATAACCGATTCGGGAGTTGATTGCGCCAATAACCCGTTTGAATTAATAACCTGCATTACAGACGTAATATAGCTATCAGATTTACGCCCTATCATTTCCTCAATACGCTTCATCACCGATGGGTTGCTAAGCGTTTGTTTAATAGCTAATGCATTTTGTTTTTGCTGCTGAGTTAGATTGCTCATTTAGAAATCTCCAATAATTTAAGTAATGTTTCCTGTCTTTCTTGATGCTGAATATCTCTATATTCATGCATACGCTTTCTGTATTCTTTAGAGTCAATCACATTCATTTGATAAGCTGTTTCGATTGACCAGAAGTAAGCGTCTGCACCATGTTCTTTCACATCGTCAAGCCAACTCATTACATTTTCTCCGCAATTTCATTTTCAATAACTTGAACAATGTTTGATACTTCTTCGCTAGGCAAAACATAGTTTTCTGTTTCACCATCTTCATTGTAAACTTTAACGTCATTTACAGATTCAACCTCAACATCATTCCATGATTGGAATCCGTTGCCATCTTTAAAGAATCTACCTTCAAACTCAACTTCTAAAACTAAATCACCAGATTTAATGGCAGCTACGTTATGTTCCATATCTAATGATTCAACTTCATAAGGACCAGTAATAACTGGTTTACCTGAACATGCAGCTAACGCAACAGAAGCAGCTAAAATCAATGCATTTTTCATAATGTTTACCCATTGTTTATATTCTCAATAGTAAATGAATTGAGTATTAATGTCAAGCGCAAATATTAAAAAAGCTCCCGAAGGAGCTAATTTTAATTCATTAAGTTTAACAACATTCGCCTTCCAAGATAAGGCGATAATAGCGACTCAAACTCGCCAGATCTTAATTCAAACTCTTCATCATTTATTTTAACTCCATAAGCAGCACCAACTTTACAAAATTCAATTTCTTGTCCAGTTCTTGGGGATATTGAGATGCTTGAAACACCGCCAACCTTTTGAGTAGTTAGTAAAAACTCATCTTGTGAAAAAGAATTATCAATGATTTTTGCCAACTCTAATATATTCATTTCATTCCACACTCACTACAGTAATTATTTAAAAACAACTTGTACTTACAACAAATCTTACAAAACTCAACCACCAATAGAACCCTTCAAGAAGAATAGCGCCGTTAAAATTGCAATAACAATTAAAATAATGATTCGCTCGCGCTTGATCTTCGATTTAAGGCTATTTACATCCTCTTCAGATTGCTTGTATTGATTAACAAAGTAATCCAATTCAACTTTTGTTCGATCCAAATCAATTTTTGCACCAATAAGATTTCCTTCTACCTCGACCAGTGTATTAATATCCTTATCATGAATTTTCTTAGCTTCATCGTTTTGTTTGATTAGTCCACTGATTGCCAAGTCTTTACTTTCGATGATCTTTTTGAGATCCGAAATTTCTTTGTCTTTCTCGCCATCTTGGTGTTTTTGAACTGAAAGATCATTTATAGATACTGGAATATTTAATTCAGAAGCGCATCGTGCATACTCTTTTTCCTTGCAGCGCTGCTCAAATTCCAAAAGTTCGTCAATTTCTTTAATAACTTTATTCTGAACCTTCTCGCTTTGCGGCTGGTTAAGCATCTTAGCGATATAGGGGCGAGATTTACCCATCTTTAAAGATAGTTCACTATTATTTAAACCAAGTTCTTTTTTGGCTTGGTGGATTTTTTTGATCATATCGTTTTCTGAATATCTTTTCATAAATTCTTCAAAACTAATTTTGCGTCCAGCAGAAAAATCTGAAAACCAAAATGTCTGACCAAAACCAACGGTAATATTCTGATCTCCCGTTGAATACGTATCATTTCGAAGCCCATGAAATCTTAATAACTTTTCCGCTTCATTTCTTTGATTTAAATCTTCACACATAATAGCGATATTTTCGATCTTCATCTTTGTTTCTCCTGTTAAGATAATCACTATAGTAAACTAATATTTATAATTTGCAATAGTTAATTTAATAAACTACAATGAAGAAAAATTAGGAGTTTAAAATGAAAGTATTGAAAGTTTTTGAAGGAACAGCAGAAGTGGTTGATTTTGAATTAACTACTCGAAGCTTCTTCTATAAAGGAGAAAAGTTAAAGCACGAGCCAAATAGCAAAAAAACAGGTTTGCTAGCAAAGCGCAAAGTCTCAGATGATAATGAGCCAGAATATTTCTACAGCCTAAATAGTGACTACGTAAAAGAAAACCACCCTAAGTTATTTACAGGGATGCGTAGTGTTGACTGGCCAAAAATTATTGATGAAGTATTTAAATACAACAACATTTCTCAACATCAGCTTGGGAATATGACTGGGATTTCAACTGCATATATTCAGTGGTTGCGTGAAGG